GTGGATATGATAATTTGTTTTATATGAGTAAAGATTTACAATATGTAGATACTATGCACCAAATGACGAGTAAACACTATTCAGAAGAAAAGAAAATGGTTCCTGGCTTTACAATTTCTCAAAAAACAAGACCTTTATTGATTGCTAAATTAGAATCATATATGAGAGAACAATCAATTACAATTCGTTCATCTAGAATGATGACAGAATTGGATACATTTATTTGGAAAAATGGAAAAGCAGAAGCTTTGGGTGGATATAATGATGACTTAACTTTGGCTTTAGCAATTGGGTTGTGGGTAAGAGATACCGCTTTACGGTTAAGATTAGAAGGAATAGAATTGAATAAACAAATGTTAAATAGTATTTCTGGTAAATATACAAAGGCTGTATTTACTTCTGATTCACAAAAGGAAAAAGATGCTTGGGAACTTGATGTCGGCCAGGAAAAGGAAGATATAAGATGGTTACTGGGTTAAGAATACTACTTATAATATAGAAAGACATTTACAGATAAATACATAATGGTAATGGATATGGATAAGGAAACTTTAATTACAATTATTCGCGAAGAGATTCAGAATGTTCTCCAAGAAAGAGACATGACTGATAGTGAAATAAAAGATCGGGAAGATATTGTTTTGAATTTGAAAAAGAAAGCTAAAGATCTTAAAAAGAGATATGGAAAAGATTGGAAGACCGTTATGTACAAGATTGCAACATCAACCGCAATGGGTAAAACGCCCGACGATAGGGATAAATAAAAATGCCACATATTAGATTAATGGGATTGGTTGACATTCCCGCACTTGGACAACTTAATGATAAAGATAAAGAAGCATATGCCCGTCGCGGTTGTGAAGGCTTTTCCAAATCTGGATTAGATTGGTCACCAACACCGGATACTGATGATCACAAAGTGGGGTCAGAACTTGCTACAGACCGGGCAGGAGAAATTCAGGCCGAAGATGCAGAAATTACAGAACCTATTGTGGAAGGAATGTATGAAGGTGAAGAAGGTGAGGGCCTTGACAACCGTCCCTTAAAGTCTTATATTATGTCTATACATAAACAGGCATCGGAACTCTATAATATATTAGATGATACCGAAGATCCCGAAGAGTGGGTTATGGAAAAAATTAAAGGTGCTACTGCAGCAATGAATGCAATTCATGGTCATATTTCTTATGCAAAAGATAAAGTAGAATCGTTAGAAGGAACCCCTGGGGAGAAGCCACAAGAAAGAGGCTATTAGAAGCTCATGGCAGACACATCCGTATTTAAAAGATTAAGACGGCTCTTTTCTACTCAAGCAGTAGTTAGAAACATTGGTGGTAAGAAATTAAAAGTATCTGATACTTCCCAACGCCAATCCTTTGGTACCAGAAATATCATTGACCGTTATAAAAGGGTTTATAGCGCGGGTCAATATGGATATTCGGCGCAAAGTAATTACGACACCTATTCTTCATTCCAACAAGCAAGAATGCAATTATTCCGTGATTATGATTTAATGGATCACGATCCCATCATAGCATCAGTTCTTGACATTTATGCTGACGAATCAACGGTTAAGAATGAATTTGGTGAAATGATTTCTATTAAATCAGAAAATGATGAAATTCAAAATGTTTTGAGTAATCTTTTTTATGATATTTTGAATGTAGAATTTAATCTCTGGCCTTGGACAAGAAATATGTGCAAGTATGGAGATTTCTTTTTATATTTGATGTTAGATCCCGAATATGGGGTTAGTAATGTAATTCCTCTTTCTGTTTATGAAACTGGAAGAATAGAGGGGGATGAAGAAACTATGAACCCGTTCAATGTGAAATTCAAAGTTGATACTCAATATTCTTTCTTACCAAAAGATGAATTTGACAATTATGAAGTTGCACATTTTAGACTTCTTTCTGATTCAAACTTTATGCCTTATGGCAAATCTATGATTGAAAACGGAAGAAGAATTCATAAACAACTTCGTTTAATGGAAGATGCGATGTTGATTCATCGAATTACGAGGGCTCCCGATAAGAGAGTTTTCAAAGTAGATGTTGGTAATATTCCACCCGCAGAAATTGATAATTATATGGAGCGGATTATTGATCAAGTTAAGAGACAGCCTTTAGTTGATGCTAAGACTGGCGAATATAACATGAAATTTAATATGCAAAATATTTTAGAAGATTTTTATATGCCAGTTCGTGGAAAGGATTCGGGAACAGAGGTTAATAATCTTTCAGGTCTTACATTTAATGCTATTGAAGATGTTGATTATCTGTTAAGAAAACTTATGGCCGCCTTTAAGGTTCCTAAGTCTTTTATTGGATATGAAGAAGATATAAGTGGTAAGGCTACATTAGCTGCACAGGATGTTCGTTTTGCTAGAACTATTGAAAGAATTCAACGAATTGTGGTTAGTGAATTAAATAAGATAGCAATTATTCATCTTTACATTCTTGGATATAGAGATGAAGAATTGGTTGATTTTAGTTTGTCATTAACCAACCCATCTATGGTTTATGAACTAGAGAAGATTGGTCTTTGGAAAGAAAAATCAAGTCTTGCAGATCAATTGGTCGCGGGGAGATTTATGTCCCGTGAGTGGATTTACCAGAATATCTTTGAACTTTCAGATGAAGATGTTATTATTGAACAAGATAAAGTTCTTGATGATGCAAAATTTGAGGGTACAGTTCAAAAAGTTACTCAAGATACTATTAATCCCCCACAACCGGAAATGGGTGGTGAAGAAGGTCCGCCAGGCGAAATGCCTGTAGAAAATACAGACTTATATGATGCAGAAAAAAGTTTGGACGATGTTCAAAAATTAACAAAAAGTAAAAAGAAAATGGGACGGCCGCCAGAAGGTCATAAATACGGATCAGATAAAGATAAACTTGGCCGTGATCCGTTAGGGTATAAAGAAATTTTAGCAGCTATGGATGTGATGCCAAAAAATAAGAAAAATGGAAAATCTTATGTTCATCCTGGGTTAAAAGAGTCCTTAAAGGGGTTAGATGACTTTTTAGACATTCCAGATCCTAAGATTTTAGGAGATTAATTGTTTTTAACATTATAGACAATATTTAATATATAGACTTACTATAGGAAACCTATGAGTATAAAACATAGCAAATATAAGAACACCGGAATTCTTTTTGAATTATTGACGCGACAAATTACATCTGATATTTTGTCCGGTAAACAAAATCCGAAGGCTATTCCCATACTTGAAAAATATTTTAATAGAAATGAAGAGTTAGGAAAAGAATTAGTTCTTTATTTATCCTTTTTTAATAGAAAAAAGTTAACCGAAACTAAGTCTTTAGATTATATAAATATTTTGGTCGAACAAAGAAAGAAGTTAGACAATCGTAAGTTAAAGTTAGAAAAGTATAATTTAGTCAAAGAGATTAAAGAAAATTATGATTTAGGGAAATTTCTTTTTAATAGAGTTCCTTCTTATAAAATCTATGCTTCCATTTATAAGAGTTTTGAATGTGCTGTTCAAGGATATACATATGAAAATGTCCGTGAACTCAGTTCAGCTAAATATACATTAGTTGAATATCTCTGTGGGGAGACTGAAAATAAGAATATTGTAATTGAAAGTGAAGTTGTAAATACACTAAGAGAACAAGAAGAAGATTTGAGATTGTTGACTTATAGATTAATTCTTGAAAAGTTCAATAAGAAATATAAGAAGTTAAATGAAAATCAAAAGAATCTCTTAAGAGAATTCTTGAATAAGGGAACGGATACAAGTCATATTTTACAGTTAGCTAAAAATGAAGCTAAGAGACTTTCTGGTTCTATTGATAAGAAAATTGAATTTGTTCAGAATGATGTTCAAAGAATTAAACTAACAGAGATTAGAAATCAATTAAATAATTTTGAATCGCTTAAATATATTAAAAATAATCATCTGACCGCTTTGATGATTGGTTATGAGTTGGACAGTCAATTAAACAACTTCCAACCCCATGAATGAAAAGCATTTTAGAGAACTCATTAGAGAAGTAATTCGAAGAGAGTTAGATGAGATGACCGCGACGGGGGCCGTTGCTGGTTTTGAAACTCCTCACGCGTTTGCGGGAAAGTCTGCAAAAAATAAAAAGAGGATAAAAGATATTGCTGAAAAGCTTGGGTGGAAATTAACTGCGCGCGGTAAAGAAGCTCTTAATAGAAAAGTAGATGAGATGATCAGTGAAGGAACCTCTAAATATTATAAATTTAGAAATGATCAAGAAAAAACGGCTAGACAAAAAATTGGACTATCAATTCGTGAGGCAAAAAAGGCATTGGGGTTTGTTAATGCTCAATTAAAAATTCTATCAAGATATAAAAATGAGTTTGGATATACAGCGGAAAGTTACTGGAAGAGAACATTAAAAGATATTTATAAAATTGAAGAGAGAATTACAAAAATTTCTCAAAAACTTAGAGAGTTAAAAACATGAGTCAACTTTTAGTAGAACAAAATCTTCTATATTATGATAATGAACTTATCAAAGAAGCTCACAATTCAAGTAAGCCTCTTGTTTTACGACATGTTACTCTACAACAGGCAAATTCAAAAAATCAAAATGGTAGAATTTATCCAAGAAGGATTTTAACAAAAGAGGTAGTTCGATACCAAAAGGAATTTGTTGAACAGAATCGTGCTTTGGGTGAATTAGATCATCCCGAAAGTCCAATAGTTAATTTAAGAAATGTTTGTGCTAATGTTACTAAAATTAATATGAATGGAGATTCTGTAGTAGGAGATATGCAAATTCTCTCAACTCCAGCTGGTAACATTGTTCGTGAACTGGTTAAAAATAACATTCGGCTTGGTGTAAGTAGCCGCGGCGTGGGCAGTGTAAAAAATGTTAATGAAGATACTCTTGAAGTTCAAGAGGATTATAGTTTAATTTGTTTTGATGTAGTTTCCAACCCATCGACGCCAGGCGCGTTTATCAACGAAAGCCTTGATCCCATCCCCCAACTTGTGGTGAATATAGATTCTTTGATTTATGATTTCTTAGCAGAAATAAAATGAACACGAATCGGGTCGTTCTTCGTAGACTAGGAACTCTTCTTAAGGAAGCATCTTATACCAAGAAAGTTTTAGAAACATTAGGTAAAGCTGCTACTGATACATTAGTAAACAAGTTGATGTCCGATGAAAATTTTGATTTGAAGGGATTTTTTGAAACTCATAAGAAAATCTACGAATCAGAAAGATTGGAAAGAAAGATACATCAATTGTGTGAGAAAAAAATCGGTGGAAACTGCGGGGGCGAGTCTGTAGATGCGTTTTCTGCTTTTATGGTTTCCAAGGTCTTGAAAAGTCTTACCGATGAACAAAAATCCCACCTTTTATCAAAACCCATTAGAGAGATTATAGCCATTTCTTATAAATTGGCCGCACGAACGGAGTTTTAAAATGAATGTTCGTGATGTAATGAAATCATTCCACATTCAAGATACTCTTAATACGAATGTTTGGGAAGAAGATAAGACTTTAAATAAGAATGTAAGAAAGATCTTATTAAAGGTATCTCAGAAGTTTATTAAAGATTGGAATATAGATAAAAAGGTTAAAATTCAAGATATTAGATTTACAGGTAGCTTAGCAGCTTACAATTGGTCAAAATATTCTGATATAGATTTACATATTATTGTTCAGTATAAAGATCTTAATAAGGATCTAAATCTGGTTTCAAGATTTTTTACTTTAATGAAAGCATATTGGAATATCAAACACGATATTAAAATTAATGGATATGAAATAGAAGTATATGTAGAAGACATGTCGGAAAAACATACAGCAACAGGACTTTATTCGGTTTTAGAGGATAAGTGGATAAAAGAACCAGAACCAACCGATGCTGTTTTTGATGAAGATGATGTTTTGACAAAATCAAAATACTTCTTTGATTTATATAATGATATTTTATTAAAGAAGTATAAGGAAGGAAAATACTCAGAGGTTATTCGGGTAATTGAAAAGACAAAAGAAAAGATTAGAAATATGAGAAGTTCTGGCTTAGCTAGAGGCGGGGAGTTTTCTACTGAAAATTTAGTTTTTAAGGTTTTAAGAAGAACTGATCTTCTGGGAAAAATGAATGATTTAATTACAAAGTCTACAGATAAGAAATTATCTGAAACGAAACAGATGTAAGGATGGTGATGGTGTTTGTAAAAGTTACAGGGAATAATCTCCAAAAAGCTATTGGGATTTTTAATAAAAAAGTAAAGCAAGCAGGTATAGTTCAGGAGGTTTATCGTAGACAGGAATATTTAAAACCTTCTATAAAACGAAAGTTAAAAAAAGAAGAAGCCATCAAAAAAAGAATTCGTGAAGAGAAGAAAAAAAGAAATAAGAAAAAATACAATAAATTTTAATTTTTCTAAAATATAGATGATATATATTAATAAGAGTACGCCTAATGTTAGGCGGTTTTTTGCATTACATATACTACCAAATAAAGACTCAAATAGTCTTTTAAACTATAAGGGGTTTAAAAATGGCAGAATTTACAAACGATTTACTCAAGGAAGCTATTGCTGATGCAGAGCAAGTTCGCGAAACCGCTATTGCAAATGCAAAGCTACAGCTTGAAGAGTCAATCGCACCTACCATTAAGGCAGAATTAACAAAAGCTCTTTCACAATCAGAAGAGGAAGTCGAAGAGGCACACGATCCACAGCGTGGAGCACATGCTCAGGACTTTGCTGAAGTTGGAGAGGGCGTAGAGTCTGCAGAAGCTGCAGATGAAGATTCAGAAGTTGAAATCGTCAATGAGGACGAAGTTTCAGAAGAGACTGAAGAAATTTCGGAAGAAATTGAAGAGGCCGATGAGGCCGAGTCGGTGGACGAGATTGATATTACCGTCCGCGGTGCCACAACTACTGTTAGTGGACCGGAAATTAGTGCACCCGTCACGGAAGAGGATGAGGAAGACGAGGAAGAAGAGGATGTGGAAGATCTGGATGATGAGGAAGCTGAAGAGGACGAGGATCTTGAAGATTTAGACCTTGAAGCTATTATCCGTGAACTTCAAAGGGAAGTCGATGCACTTAGTGAAGATGATGATGATTGGGACGATGAAGAAGAGGAAGAAGAAGTTCCCTCGCCTGAAGAAGATGAAGAGGACGAGGAGGAAGTTGAAGAAGGAGATGAAGAGGAAGAAGTTGAAGATGAAGAGGATGAGGACGAGGAAGAAGTTGAAGAAGACCTCGACTTAGACGCTATTCTTCGTGAAATTGAGGCCGAGATGTCTGATGAAGATGACGCCGAACTGGCCCAGGAAAATACGAGACTACAAGGTGAGCTGGACGAATATCGTAAAGCTGTTGAATTGCTACGCGGAAAGCTCAATGAAGTCAATCTTCTAAATGCTAAGTTATTGTTTACAAATAAGTTGTTTAAAGGTAAGGAACTATCACAAGACCAGAAAATTCATGTTGTCGAGACATTTGATCTTGCTACGACAATCCGTGAAGTGAAACTTCTCTATGCTACATTAGCAGAAGCTACGATTAATGTTCCTACTAAACAGAAGAAGCAAACTACTTCCTCAACGGAAGTTGTTGCTGAAGGAATTGCTTCAAAGGTAGTTGGTAGCACTGCTCCAACGACTGAGGTTCTAGAAGAAGATCAATTTGCCGGGTTTAGACAAAGAATGAAACAACTAGCCGGCATTAATATACTTTAACATTATTAATGGAGATTGAATAATGAGTGATGTTTCGAGCTTTTTAAACGAAGCCACTACAGCTCATAAACAACTCACCGATGCGGCCAGAAGTATGGCTGATAAGTGGGAAGACTCTGGCCTTCTGGATGGATTGGAAGGACACGAGCGTAGTGGTATGGCTGTTCTGCTTGAGAACCAAGCGGGTCAGCTTCTAAATGAAGTATCTTCGATAGGTAATGAGTCGTGGTCAGGTGTGGCTCTACCTCTCGTTCGCAAGGTTCTGGGGCAGATTGCTGCCAAGAACTTTGTATCGGTTCAGCCAATGAACCTTCCTGCTGGGTTAGTCTTTTTTATGGACTTCCAGTATGGAACGGCAGTTGGTGACCGCACTTCTGGCGATTCCATTTATGGAATTACCAGTGGAAGTGGAACCTTACCACGCACAGGTTTATATGGTGCTGGTAGGTTTGCTTATTCAGTGAACGATCAGACGGTAACAGGTCTTACAAACGTGGCGATTAGAACCGCTTCTGCTGCTGACCTGAACTATGAGACAACTTCGTCTTCGACCGTTTACATGATGCACCAGATTTCAGGTTCGTCAATTGCTTCGAACGCTGATCTTAAAGCTTGTCGGTCGTTCGTTCCTTCGGGATCGGTCGCTGACTTTGGTGCTTGGTTGCCACAATTTACGAAGCTCACCAACGGTGGAAGTGTTGTTCAGTTTGTTGTACCTTACGGGGCCGCAGCAAATCTCGCAGCTATCACCTATAGTGTAGAGCCAACGATTGCAGCACGGGGTGATTTTGAGGATACGGATGGAAGTACTGATCTCGCTATTCCTGAAATTAATCTGTCGCTACGGTCAGAGACTATTGCAGCTAAGACGCGTAAGCTGAAAGCTGTATGGTCGCCAGAACTCGCACAGGATCTTAACGCTTATCATAGTGTTGATGCTGAGGCTGAGTTGACAGGTATGTTGAGTGATCACATTTCGTTAGAAGTTGATTTGGAGATCCTAGACATGCTTATCGTTGAAGCAACCACAACCGACTACTGGTCGGCTGAGATTGGCAAGGTTTATGATGCAGGAACAGCTGCTTTCGCGGCTACTCCTTCTGCTGGTACTGCCTGGACTAATATGACTTGGTACCAGACGCTTGGACAGAAGATGCAGAAGGTTTCGAACCGAATTCACCAGCTCACCCTTCGTGGTGGTGCTAACTTCGCGGTTGTTTCACCAACCGTTGCTACGATTCTTGAAACCATCCCAGGTTTCATGGCTGGCACAAACGGTGACGCGCAGGAATTTGCTGCTGGCGTAACGTCAGTTGGTTCGTTCCAGAATCGTTATACGATTTACAAGAACCCGTATATGGTAGAGAATGTTGTTCTATTGGGCTACCGCGGGCCTAACTTCTTAGAGACAGGGGCGGTATATGCACCGTATATTCCGTTGATCATGACACCTCTAGTGTATGATCCGACTAACTTCACACCGCGCAGGGGCGTTATGACCCGTTACGCGAAGAAGGTAGTCCGTCCTGAGTTCTTCGGGAAGATCATCATCGACCGCTTGGAGCTAATCTAAGTTAGTTGATGATATTACCTTCGGGTAGATAGTAAAAAGAGGGTGGGCCTTCGGGTCCACCCTTCTTTTTTTATATTCCTCCATACTTTTCTTTTATCTTATTCCTTGACAAAATCCGATATAGTCTAGGGTTACTAATGAATTATATAGAAAGTTAAATTCCTTAAGCTTACCTCTTGACAATCAATACTAAATTAGTTACATTATATGACATCAAGTTAAACTTTCCTAAAGG